TTGCGGCCATTAGATACCTATTCCTGTCTCGACTTGCCACTTATGTTCTGCTTTTTTTTCAATTTCAGCAGCACCATCGATGCGCTTTGGCTGCAAACCTTCTTTACGTAAACGCTTATAAGCTGGCATATCTTTCTGCCAGTTACGCTCAGTGTCATTAATGGATGCAACATTCTGGCCACGCGTTGTTGTGGTATTCATGCTCATGCGAATGCCGGAAACACGGCAGGCAAAGCATCCTTCTACGTCTAGGGTTGGGTGAGTCTGTTGGTGAATCACGATATGTACGCTCCGTATCCAGCTGCAGTCAGTTCAGTTACTTCTTCGTCACTAAGGAATATATTGTGCCCACCAAGGTAAGCCCTTGTTGAGTACCCAAATCCTGGGTCATTGATTGTATACGATCCATCGGATAGGCGGTAAAGGTTTTCCGCCCTCACACCTTGAGGCACGTGAGCAAACAATCTGTCAGCCCTTTTGTCACTGTAAAGGTTTGCCCATGCATACAGGGTTGTATTTGGAACGCGGAAAATCCGCGACTTAATCCACGTAGCACCACCACCAGTTACACCAAGTCCAGATCCAGTTGCATTTCTTGGTGAAGTATGCAATCCACTAGAGGTTTGGCTAGAAGAACTAGATCCAGTTGCTGTTCTAAACCTTGTTGAGAAACTTATTACAGATTGAGATCCAACTCCAGATCCAGTTGCAGTACGTGGAGCAACATGCAAACCAGTTGAACTCTGTGTTCCAGCCCCAGAACCTGTTGCATATCTAATTCCAATTATGATCTTAAAAGAAGACGAAGATCCAGTTCCTGCTGATGTGCTTCCTGATCTATAACGAGTAATAAGGCGAGATGCTGACTGTGTGCCGGTTCCAGATCCACTAGCAGTTTTAGCTTTTAACTTTGAACCAATTCCTGTTTGTGTTCCTGTCCCAGAACCAGTCGCAGTACGTGGAGATATGTGCAATCCTGTTGCGTTACCAACGGTTACACCAAGACCAGAACCAGTAGCAGTTACCTGCTTGACTCTTGCACCTACTGCTGTTTGTGTTCCCGTTCCAGAACCAGTTGCAGTGCGTGGAAGTATCTCAATAGCAGTAGCACTTTGTGTTCCAAGTCCAGAACCTGTTGCCGTACGTCCTAGTGGTACGCCGTTATAGAACTTTGCAGTAGTTACAAACGGTTCTGTAAACCTTATTACAGCTGCCATGAGGGGTTATCCCCTACCGACTAGTCGAGCGACAGTGTAAGAGCTGTGATTTGGAAAGTGTCGCCAGCAGTTACAGCAGCAGAAGACGAAAGCGCACCAGACCACAAAGGGTTGCCAGCAGTAGAGGCATCCCACAGTGACCAGTGTGAATATGTTTCAGTTGCAGAAACGTTTGTCCAAGTGATTGTTGCTGAAGTTGCAATTGCGCCAGAAGCTGCAGCAGACCATGATGCTGACTGGCGTGAAGTGTTTGATGCGGCAGCGGTAGTGCAATCTTCACCCGGATCAGCAGTATGTAATTTTACATACACAGTAGTTGGCATTGTCCATGCAGCCCTGCCTGTTGTGTGATCAAGAATCTTAAGCTCTGCGTAGTTTGAAATTGACATGTGACTCCTAGTTCTTAATTAGTATAGCAAAGCCCCCCCGCCTTTCGAAGCGGAGGGGCTTGCTCCTTACAGCAATGTAGTTAGCTGCTTAGGCGTTGTTTGCACCGATTGACGATGCTGACTCAATACGACGCAATGAAGCCTCGCGGAAGCGGCCGTAGCCACCGAGCCAGTACCAACCAATTGGCATCAAGCGCATGAGCAAGTCGGTCACGTTGCCGCGAACAACCTTTGGCATTGCGCCGTTTCCATCCTGGGTACTGAATGCCTTAGCAAGAGCCTGACGACCCATGATAAGAGTTGCATACGAGTCACCCGTTCCAGCTGCGCCAGCGCCGTTGAATGCGTTAGCAAACAATGGAGCGCGTGGGGTTTCGATGAATCGTACTGATTCAAAGAGACCAATTTCGCCGTTGTAGATGCCGGTTGGATCAACGTAGTTGGCTGGCGTGCGCCATGCTGCTGCGTCGGTTGCCGTGCGGAAGTCGTACGAAACGTCTGGGTGGATGAAGCCGATGTACGAACCGTTGAAGGTTGGAACATTGGCTTTGCGCAAGGCAGCTACCTGCTTGCGAACGTCGTTTGCTGACAGCACGTCAGCGACAGCCAAACTTATACGGCTTGCCTTGCCACCTGAGTAGGCCACGTTGTCGCCTGCAGCAAGAACTGCCGACACAACTTGGTCCATTGAGTCACCGGCGTTGTAGCCGATTACGTTTGCTGCTGCTGCGTCTACGTCCAAGAACGCTGTGCCACGGAGCTTAGCTGTGGTCACAACTGCGTTGCCGTATTCGTAGAGGGTGACGGTCTTCTGGCTGTCCGAAAGGGCAGTAGGAGTTACGTCGGTCACTTCGTTCAACGTGCTGGTCGCTGCCGAGATGTCGTTGAAGATAGTGAATGTTACGCCGGTGCCAGGCATTGCCTGAGCTACTGGTTGTACGTCAGCTGCCTGATCGAACAAGAGTTCTGAACGCAATGCAAAGTATGCAAGGCGATCAAACGCTACTTGGTCTACGGACAGTGACGAGGTTGTTGTTTCGCCTGCCATGTTATTTATTCCTTAGTTGAGTTAGATGATGTTGGTTTGGTTGGCTCGCGCCTGGGCCAGCAATTCCATCACTTCTCGTTCAGATTTGGCGTTCGCGATTCGTGAAGCAAAGTCAACTTCTGGCTCACCTACATCGCCTACTCGCGCTGCGTTCCCCATTCGGTTCCACGCCTGCTGTTCTGCTGGCGCTACCTGCTGAGGTGCTGGTGCACTTTGCGGTGTGAGATTAAGTTTGGAAGCTGCAGACTTGATGGCTTCAGCAGAGATCTCGCCGTCGTAGCCTTTGACGAAGTATTCAGCCACCGGGCTTGACAGGTCTACGCCTGCTTCCACGAAAGCTAACTTCCTCTTGGCTGCTTCAGCATCTGCTTTCAGCTGTCGAAGTTCTTTGTTCTCTTGTTCCAGTTTCTTCAGGTGTGACCTGACTGGATCTCGAGGTTGCTGCACTTGGTCTTGAACGTCCTCTTCTTCATAGAAGCCTTGTTCTGACATGACCCACTCCTTCTGCCCACGCTTGGTTGGAGGAACCAAACGGCTGCGTAACTTAATACACCCCTAATGTGCACATTGAAACCGGGGGGTTTTCCAATGGTTAGTTCCTAGTGGAACTGTTAAAACTATATCACACGCTTCCTAAACCGGACTGAATTGCTCCACCAACTTGACGTTGTGTGAATGATCCACCACCGGAAAGTCCAGCAACTTTCTGTCGCTTTAGTTCATCGAGTCTGCGCTTTGCTTCTGCATCTGTGTTGAGTGCAGCACCAGCGATTTGTTCCTGGGTTAGACCAGCTTCTGTTTCTGCCGCACGACGAAGCTCACGCATTCCAGCAACACTTTCAAATGCTGTGGTTTGCTGTGCTTGAGTCAATCCACGACGAGCTACATCTTCAGAGAACTGTCTGCCAACTGTGAGGCCAGCCTGACGTTCTGCCTGAGCTGCAGTCAATGCCGCCTGTGCCTGGATCTTGTACTCACCAGAAGTCATCATCGGACGAGCCTTCTCTGGATCGATAAAGTAAGCAAGAATGTCACCGTCACTGAGTCCGTACATTGTCTTTAGCTTTTCGGTAACGTCAGCCGGAGCGTCCTTGACTACTCGGTAAGCATCACGAAGTCTGTTGTTTAGTTCGTTTACAGATACGTCACCGCCAATCAACTTGTCCAGCTGATCACGGTCTGAGTAAAAACCTTGAGGCAGACCATTGAACGACATTACGTTCTTGTACTCCTGCTCCATTGCCAGGTAGGTAGATGGCAGAAGTTCCGGCAAGCCCTTGGCCTTACGGATCTCGTTAGCCGCGAAGCGCTGCTTGTATGCAGGCTCTTCTTTCAGAGAATAAATGAATGCATCAGAGTTGCTTGGATCAACTTCACCACGGGTGTACTTGGCCCAGATTGCGTCATACAAACTATCTAACCCGTATGAAGCCAAACCCGTGCGAAGTATTTCTTTAGCCGACCCCGCGTTTGGAACTCCGGATGGATCAAACTCAATGCTGCTTCCCTCCATTCCGGTGTATCCGTAATTGGCTTGACGAAGCATGTTGTTGAGAGCATCAGCCGCCTGCTGCGATGTAATTGTTCCAGCTTGGAAGCCAGAGTAGATACCGTCAATGTAGGTCTGGCCAGCACCAGTAATCCGTGATCCAACCTGTGAATAAAGATTGCTGATTTCTTCAGGCGTTGCCATTACTGAACCTTCCCGAATGCCTTGGCCATGGACATAACCATTGCCCTAGCGTCGTTCTTTGCTTGTGATGTCTTGTCGTAACCGTACTTAGGGTCTGACTTAAGGGTTTCCATCCATTCGTTCAGGCTCATGGACGGCTTGTCTTTTGTGCCAAATGCAATGCTGTACTTTGGGTCATTGAAGTCAATTGAATCTGGCGCAACTTCGAGCACTCGTGAGGCTAGGTCCCGGTATGGGGAAAAGATTTCCTGCAGGGTTAGACCTGCATCAAGCTGTGGAGAAAGCTGGAAATGTGCAGCCTTGGCTAAAGTAATTCCTTTTTTCTTGAAACTGTCAGCTGTAAGCAATTCTCCGTCGTACTCTTTGCCCTGAATTGCCGCAAGGATCTGCTCGTCAAGATCTGCTGGCTTATAGCCGTAAGCATCTGCAATCTTCTTTAACGCAGCAGCATCGGCGCTTTCCAGTAGATCTTGTTTACCGCGACCACGAGAACCAACAATCGTATTGATGTACTGAGATGCGGCAATTCCAGCAAGACCGCGACGGCTTACCGTTGCTGCAATGCTATCTAGCTCCTGCTTGGTTAGACCAAGATCTCCGTACTCAGATGCAATCTTGACACGGTTGTTTTGAACCCTGTCCATCCGCTCACCATCGGTGAGTGCGTCAAACACTTTGGCTGCATTAGATGTTTCGTTGTAGTACTTGGTTGCATAAACCTTTGCATCGAATGCTTCGAGGCCAGCCTGACTTGTGAAGTCGTATTGCTCTGGGTTGTTAGCAACATCAAGAATCAAGTCGATGATGTCATTACCAAATACGTTGCGAGCTTCTGCTTCTCTAGCACCACCATCAAGTATCTTTGCAAACTGCGGATACTTGGCAATGAATGTTGCCTTCCAGTCCTGCTTTGGTTTTGTTTCTGGTTTTTGTTTAGGTGCCATTATTGACCACCAAGTAGTGCGAAGATTCTTGTCATAGCGCTTCCAGCAGCGTTAGCTGCAAACTCACCGGGGGCCGCCTTCTCTGCCTGTGCCCTGGCTGCAACACCAAGAGACGTTGGGTCCATTGACCCACCAGAAGCACGCGAGCGTTCTGCCTGCTGAATGTTTAGAGCTGCCTGTCTAGCTTCTGCTGGAGTAGGAGCACGCTTGAGAACCCTAAAGAATTCCTCACGTACAGATTCCATTGCGTCTTCTGTGGATACAACGCTATAGCTAGGGCCGCCACCTCCTCCACCTGCTATAGATATTTGACCAGATGCAACACCCGCTGCGACAGCACGCCATGTACGTTTTGCTCGAACAGAAAAGTCAAGCAGTCCCTGGACGGCACGCTGATCGCTGGTATCTAATCCTGTACCTGCAATCATTGCTGCACTTGGCTTTGAACCGTAGAACAATCCAAGTTTCTGTGCCGTGGCAATCATTGTCTGACGTTCTGCTGCAGTCTTGACACCAAAGAACTCAGACGCAATATCAGAACCGTCTGCGCTGTAGGTTCCACCAGACAGGTGTCCGTCTTCTGTAACCAACTGTGGTCCATAATAAGTCCAGGTGTTCTGCCCGGTTCGTATCAGGGTGTTCTGCCCCTTGAAGGATGGATCAATCAGCTCGTCTTGTGAGGCATTGTTGAAGTCATTCTTGTCTGGGATAATGAGAACTGGTGGAGCTATCTTTGTTCCAGTAGTTGCAGTTGTCTTTGGAATTATTCCGCCGGTTCCAAGTCCGCTATCTGGTTGCTCAACAAGACCCTTATCTGCAAGCATTTCAGCAGAAGATTTGCCCGTGCCTTGATCTCCAGTATTTTCATTTGTGTACCTAGGCATTAGTCCTCAACCTCTTGGATAAGCAATCGTTGCCAGATTCTATCAAATTGTGGGTTTTCCTGAGCGAGCTTGTTTCCATAGTTGTACATGTACATTCTCGAAGGAGTTGCTTTCTTTGACTCAAACGATTTGCCACCAGCTTGGGCCAAATAGATTTCTCGCGTGTTCAAGTACTCCCGCAATACAGAGGTTAGTGGGTTGTCTTGCACTCGTGAGTCCTCGACCAAGTCTCCAAGCTTCTTGATCTGGTTGGGGAATTGACCAACTTCGAACTGTGCGTACCTAGGGAATCCTGGATACTCTTGGTTGAGTGAAGCACGATAAGTATCAAGCCTTGCTCTCTGAGCTTCATTAGGGAATGGTCCAAACATCTTGCGGGCAGCGCGATACTTGGAAGAACCAATGCGGTTTTGTGCGCTCTTGATCAATTCATCATCCGTAAGCTTGATTCGTTTGCCTTGCTGAATCTGTCGATTAAACACGTCAAAGTTAAGCTCTGATCCAACAGGAGCAAAGTATGCAGCTACTTCCTTGAATTCTCCGGATAGCAAGTCTTGGTTCTCAAACTCCCATTCGCCAAACTCTCGAGATGCTTCGAGACCAGGGACCTGCGACTGACTCTTTGATCCAATGTACAAAGCCATCTCATTTCCGAACACGCTAAGGAATCTTTGGACAGCTGTGTCGTAGTTTTCCTCCTGCATCTTCTGGAACACTTTGGTCATTTCGTCGACATAGATGTCAATGCCTTGAGCCTTGACCTTAAGTCCAACTTGTGGAGAGGTAGGTCCGAGGAACTGCTGAGCTGCGCGAAGAATAGTTATGGTTTGAGCATCACGCTTGGCGTCACTCTTCAGTTTCCTTAGGTCATCTTCCTTAGTGATGTCGTACTCTCCGGTTGCATAACGCGCACGCAATACTTCAATGTATGAGCTTGCAACCGTGGTGTTCATTTGGTCTTCGCTATTTGTGAAATAGCTTGTTAGTACACCAAACAATTTTGTTGCAACTGGAGGGGCTGGGTTCAAGGAAGTTAAGGCTTCCGATTTAGAAACCTTTCCATAAGGCATCAGCACCTGAACAATCTTGTCTGTGTCTGGCTTGTTGCGAAGCAAGAATGATGCTGGGATCTGAGCAATAGGACCAAGCCCAGGAACCCACGAAAGACCCTGACTGAGCTGTGATACTGGAGCTTCGAAGAACGCAGATACTCCGGTCAGTTTGTCAAGAGCCCACGATGGCATACCAGGGATTGCTGGGAACTTGAAGTACATCTGATCTGTTTGAGGATCTCGATACCAGAATCCACGACCGTCCTTGTCTGGGTCGCTGTTCATAAGCTGTCCAGCAAAACGGCCAAAACGTGTAGCCACGGTCGGATCCTCAATCATGAGTCCGATGTATGTTCCAAGAACTTCTCTCCATGCAGAAACGAACGGTGTGACAATGCGAAGAATATCTTCAAGGTTGTTTTTTTCGCTGGCATCGTAGAGAAGACCCTTTGTCTTTTCGATAGCAGCTACACGCGCATAATCATCAAGCTGCGCTGCTGTAACATTTCCAGTTCCCTTGACTTTCATCAGTCGTTCTGCTGCTTCAGAATTACCGATGTACTTGCCAATGTCGTCACCAAAGCCAGCTTTCTTGGCGTTTGACTTAAGCTTGACTATGAGTCCTTCAGCCTCTTCTTTGCTCAGTCGTCCAATCTGTTCCAGAACAGTTTCGTAATAGAACTTGCGGAACACAGGACTACGCTCGGTTGTCTTAACCCACTTCTGTCCATACAGCTCATTAAACAATTTGTCTGTAAGTGAGTCCATTTTGTCCTGGATATCTCCAAGCCAAACGTCCTTATCCTTGCGACCAACGTTAACAATTTCCATTGAGACACGCTGAGGTAGACCGACATCACCAGCAACACCTGATGTAACTGGAGAGTTACGCACAAACCTTTGAGCCATCTTATGTCCAGCAAATCCTTTGCTCGCAGAACCAGCAAGAACAGGTATCACCGTGGCTTCACCGTTATCAGCAAGTCGCGTGATAACACCTTCTGTTCCATCTGCGTTCTTAATAAATGATCCAGCCTTCAGATCTTCATTTGGGAACTTGGGAATCAATTCATCAATCTGTTTTGTGAATACCTTGTCAAACTCTGGCACCCTGTCGAATGCAATCATGAAGTTCATCTCTTGCAGTCCGCCAGCTAGGTTGTCAACGTCGTCAACAACTACTGGTTTTAGATGAACGTTTCTTAAGAAATCATCAAGTTCAGCTTTATCTAATTGCTGCAATCTCACCGGTGGACCAAATACTTCTTCGCCCTTGATGTCCTTGAACGGAACACCGCGTCGATAGATGCCATCAATATCGCTAAAGTTTTGACCAGATTTTGCAGTCTTCAAAAGTTCCTGCATAATCTCTTCATCGTCCAAGCCAAGGATGCGACCACGAGCCACAGCCCTTCTAAGCTCGTCTTCATGCGCAAGTCTTATCTGGGTGATTACGCCTCTTGTGTAGTTCTCACCATCAAACTTTGACACAAGGGTCCAGTTGTTGGTTCTGTGAAGGTGTGTTCCCATGGACGAAGCACCAAGACCTTGCTTGCGTAGGTCAAGTCCAAGCAACTCTGCATGTTCACGTCGAAGATCTCCAACAAGATTCTTTGCACTAGCAGTCAAGTTTTCACCAAGGATTGATTTCTCCATGGTGTCTAGTCCGGCTTTTTTAGCCATCTTCATAAGCTTGCTTGAAGCTTTGGTTTCTCCGATAAGCAGGGTGATGTACTCACCTGGGTGATTCAAGAATCCTGAAGCACCACCAGCAGCCATACGGACCTGAGCATCAATTGAGTTTCGAACTGCATATCCAATCGTAGCCAATTGCAATGGTTTCCAGATTGAGTTCTGCAATGTGTCAAGGAAAGCAATTCCCATGTTTGCTTCACCTGTATACCTAAAGCGATCAACCTTGGTTTCAATAGAACTAAGTTCGTCTTTAAGTTGACCTATCTTGAGGTTGTTCTCATTGCTTCTGGTCTTTCCATAAAGACCTTTTAGTTCTTCTTTGATCTGAAGCGCACGTTCTTCATCAAGATATTCTGTGACTTCAATTCTTCTCACCTTTGATGTAAGAGCTTTTGTTGGCTTAAAGTCAACACCAACCTTGCTCATAGCTTCAGCAATCAATGGGTTGCTGGTTAGACGTCGTATTTCCCTAACGTCCGGAAGCGTCTGAACCCTGTCAAATAGTTCTGACAATTGCATTGGTCGGGTAAAACCAAATCCCTCATAACCTGTTTCTGCAATCTTCTCGAGCATGTCGTTGTAAACGGTGTCAGGGAAGTGCTTGCGAAGCTGAGAAGCATAGACCTTCATCATTCCGTTGTCAGTTTCAACGCCCATACGATCTGTCATGTACTTGCGCAACTTCTGCATGTCAAAACGTGGACGCTCAAATATCAGGTCACTAACTTCTTTTCCTACACCGTTGCGCTCAAGGATGATCCTGACAGCGCTTTCGTAAACCTTGTAAGCATCCCTCTGGTCATCAGCACTTGACTTTGCACGAAAGTTCTTAAATGCAGTTTCGCTGAACTTACGGACATCATCATCTGTTCCACCGGCGTTCCTGATGGACCTGATCATGTTAAGCACAGAAGCACTACGTTGCTGGTCGTCACCGTTAATAACAATGTCACGCTCTGGCAAATGCATGAGCAAACGAGAGCGCTTCAATGGTGTTCTCTGAACAAGGAAAGCTGCAGGTCGAGAAGTGATAGTTGGGTTGATGTCGTAGATACTGTTCGACAAAGTACGCGGACCAATCGCATACTGCTTGATTAGAACTTGCTTGACCTCATCAGCGTTCTTTGCTTTTGCAAAAGCTTCAGCGTCTTCTATTGTGATTCTTCCCTTGAATCGCTCAAGGATTTCCTCTGGCCTAGTTGTCTTGATGATGCTCTTTACTGCACTTACAGCGACGTTGTTGTTGTCCATGAAGTTGTTCCACTTGACAACATCAAGAGAACTTCCTTCAAGAGTTTTTGTTATGCCTGCTTCAGCTTTTAGCGCCTTTGCAAATGCTGTTGCATCAGTCTGACTAACAAGAGGAACAATGCCTTTAGCAGCTCTAAACGCTTCAGCAAAATCTCCACCCTTGCTAGCAATCTGAGCTGCTTTTGCACCTGCAGCAACGCCCTTTATACTTTCTGCTATGTACTTGTTTGGATCCGGAACTGCAAGAGCTATACCAAAGTCAATAAATCCAGAGATATTGTTATACCACTTATCCCCATCAAGTCCGGTTGTAGCTGCAGCACCACGTCCAATAGTAAATGCAGAGCCATTTATAGTTCCACGGAACTGTCTTGCTGCCTCAGCCTGACGAGACATTTGATCTTCAGAGATAAAGAAACCTTCACCCTGATTCTCCCAGTCAGTAAGCAGTTGCCACAAACTCAAAGATTCAAGAGCAGTCTTTACGTTCTGGTTCTTTCCTTCTGCTTCCCTGCCAAATGTATAAAAAGGGTTGATTACAGAGTTCAAAGGCCCAAGTGATTCAAACTCTAATGCTGCAGAGTTGTTCAGAAGTTCAGTAGCGCCAAAGCCAATAGCTGTAGCTAAACGAGATGCTTGCTTTAGTCCGCCATAGATAATGTCAAGAGCATTTACATCTTGATCTTTCTCACCTTTACCAACATTGATGCGTGCCTGAACGGCAGATGGGCTGACCAAGTACCGGCGAGGTTCTGCTTTGAGCTGGGTATAAGCCTGCTGTGGATTGTTGATTAGTTCACGGCTAGCTAAACCTGCAATGTGATCAACAGCAAAGTCGCTTGCGTACGATTTGGCTAGTGCAACCTGTGTCTTTGGAGCTAGCCATGGAGCACGGTTGTTGATGTAAGAAATTCTCTCAGTAACGAGAGGATCTATGACTGTTGGTCGAGCCTTTTCGTTTGCGTAGTTAAGCGCACTTTTGGATACGGCCTCACGCGACGCTAGATCTAAATGATCTTCCCAACGAAACATTACGCTCCATACTTATCAAGAAGGTCGGCAATACCGCTTTCAGGGAACATGCGTGAGATGTTTCGCAGTTCTACAATTGCGTCATTGTTTGGATTAGGCATAGGAATGCCAGCTTGAAACGAAGACATGCCGGGTCCAAAGTCAGCGCCGGAAGTAATTGGCTCCATTGGTGACCCAGTTGGTGCAAGCAGGTCAACTACGGCACCTGGTCGTGGACCCTGTGGCTGCTGTACTTGTTCTGTTGGAGGTGCGCTAGCTGGAACCTGCTTGAGTCCACGCATTAGTTTTGCTGATTCACCGTACTGATTTGATGGAGCAACTTTTGGTGTCATGGTGCTACCAATTTTTGCTGCCGGATTTTGAAGATCGCTACGAATTGCCATTTCAGCCTCCTAGTTGTGAAAGTAATGCTTCTAGTCCTCCGCCACCTGCAGGCCCAGGAGCTGGTGCTGCTTGTGCTTCTGCTCCCATTCCTGGTTGTGCAAGTCCAGGCATCATCTCCGGAGAGTCAGGAGGAACCATTGCGGCCTGCCTGTCTCGTGCTCGTTGATCTGTGCGCTTGACTGCATCATAAAGTGTCACATCATTTTCTACCACTAAACGTGTGAGATATGCAAGATCTTCTGGTTGGTAAGGACCGTTAGGATCTACTGCCTGCTGCTGAATAGATGCAAGCAATGCAGCTTCAATTCCTTCTTGAATAATTCTGTCGTGTTCAAGATCTGGATCAGAGATCAATGGGTCTGCTTCACGCGCAGATTCCTTTGACATGAGTCCTGTTCCAAGTCTTTGACCGAGTCCGACAACGAGGCCGTTGACATCCGATCCAGCCGCCGAATAAGACACGTAATGGAAATCATTATCCCATAGCTGAGCAGGAACATAAACAGATATACCCGCTGCTGCACGGCCCGGAACATAGAACGACTTCTGGAACGTACCCCAGTAAGCCTTTTCGATAGCAATAGCAATTTTGTCCTCCTCGATCATCGAAGATTCAAAGATGGTTTGCGCTTCTTGAACTCGATAGTCAACTGTTGCAGAAAGAACTGCGTCACCACGACGACCGGTACGGATGTTGGTACCTGATTCACCACCGAACTCTGCTGGGATAGCTCCCTCAAGACGCTCTTGGCGCTCAAGACGGTCAAGCGCTGTATCGGTCTTGTAGCCAGGGTTTACTTGCAGCTGTTGGATATCTCCACCCTTGACAACACCAAGCTGTCCAGTCTTGCCGTCAGCAATCTGGATGATCTCTGGGTTCTCTCCGGAACGAGCAACAAGGTACTCCTCTGGGAAGATGCCGCGCTCAATAGCAATCTCAGTCAGAGCCTGCAAGCGTGCGCGTGTGTAATACATGCCAAGTATTCCGTCGAACTGACCGCGTGGCTTATCAAGGGTGATACGGCCAGGGTTAACCACAAGAGGAAGTCCTGTGCGGTTGGGGATCTGCTCAAGCATTACTGCTGCAAATCCACCATACTCAGGTGTTTCTGATTCCTCGTAGTCTGGTGTTGCACCAAGAACACACATTTGAATTGCTTCAGGTGAAACATACTCAAGCATTGTGAACTTCTGATCGTTGTCCACCTTGCCCATGCGCAGCTGCTGCACAACCTTTTCACCGTATGTACGGATCAAGAATGAAGCAGTTACCTGATAGGTGAAGATACAGTCGTATGGAACTGGGTCATCAAGATCTTCTACTGGTGCAGCAAACGTGTTAAGCGGGTTGCGAACCTGCCATGTAGGAGTTAGCTTGCGGAAGTCTGGCTTGATGATTACCGGAGAGTTGGCATACGCAAACAAGTGACGCGCACGACGGCGCATCTTCATTGGCATACGGTTGTTGTCCCAGATAGCAAGCATTGCCTGCTTCTTTTGCTTGGCATTGTTCTTGCTACGCTCT